TCTTATTCTTTTACCCAGATTACCTTTGATTGGTATGTTCTGCAGATTGGGGTTGGATGAAGATAAACGTCCGGTCGAAGTCGCGGTCTGATTAAACTGACAATGAATCCTTCCCGAATTTTGAATTTTGAATTTTGAATTTTGAATTTTTTCAAGCATCGGCTCTAAATAGGTTGTTTGTAATTTAGTAATCTCCCGGTATCTCAGTACATCTTGAACAATCGGGAAAGATGGTGCCAGGTCGAATAGTACTGATGAGTCAGTCGAATAACCGGTCTTAGTCCGTTTGGTTTTGGGTAAATCCATCTTTTCAAATAAGATTTTTGACAACTGCTGGGGTGAGTTGATATTGAAATCAATGCCTGCTTTAGAAAATATCGATTTTTTTAAGGTAATGTTTTTATTAGCATGAGGTTTTTGCTCATCAATAACTATCAATAAAAAATCGAATTTTTAAAAAGTAGTGTACAAAGAAAAAAATTATCTGATGAAAAAAAAATCAATAGTAAAACTGCAAAAAATATTTTTTTCATTTCAAAAAAATGTTGCTAAAAAAGTCGATATTGAAAAACACATAAAAATCGCTCGTAGTAATTTTTTTAAGTACTTTGGCTCAATTTACTCAAAAAATTACTCAAAATATTCCAGAAAAATCCATTTTCATTCCAAAATGAGTAAGTACGAAAAGTCGTAAAAATATTTTTTTGAATAAAAATCCATTTCACAACAAAATATCGTAAATAAAATCGAAAATGTTCTTAAAATTATTATTACCATAAACCAACGAGCACAATCATAATATGATTTTATGGTAATAAAATATAAATAAAGAGCAAAAATGAGCATTTTGGTAATGGAATGCATTCCAGGAGCATTATTTAGAGCAATTAGTTTTTTTAAAGATAATTAAAAAATTTGAAATAATAATAAATATGCAAAAATTTCAATGTCAAAGATGTGGAAAAGTATTTGATCGAAAATTTAATTATGATAGACATATAAATGATACCAAAAAACCTTGCATCACTGTACCATTACACTATGTTGTTGATCCTCCAATCATCTTTAAACTAGAGCCAGAGGACTTACCATCAAATAAAAAATATAAAAAGCCAGAAGTATATAATCCAATTCATGATTGTGAGTATTGTTCAAAGAAATATTCAACAAAATTTAATTTAAATAAACATTTGAAAAAATGCCCACTGGCTAGTAAGAATAATGAGATCTCGCGGCAAAAAGAGGACTTGTATAAGGAGCGAATATCTCATCTTGAAGCTCAAATACTTGAATTGACAAAAAAAATAGGAAATACGTATAGTTATCAATTCAATCAACATCTTGACCAAAGTGTTCACCAGCAAAATATTCAAATTAATTCTTATGGTAATGAAAATCTAAAATATATTACTCCAAGTGAAGTAGAGAAATTAATTAGCCAACCATCGACTTGCTTACCACAATTTATAAAATTGGTGCATTACAACGAAGAACACCCGGAGAATCATAATGTAGTAATCCATGAAATAAAAGAAAATGTAATTAAAACATTGAAAGATAAAAATAACTGGCATCATTCAGGATTTGAAGAATTTGTTGAAAGATTTGCAATTGAAAAATACGACCAATTATGTGACCTTTATAACTCAGATGAAGTAAATGTAGACGAGGTAATAAGAGAGAAATTTGATAAATGGGCGGATCAATTTGATTATGTTGAATCAAATACTCGAAAGAAAGCAGAAGAAGATGCCAAGCTAGCAATTATATTGGGAAGCAAATGGATTCGTGATAAAAAAATAACGAAACGTGGTCTTAAAAGAATATTAGATGGTGAAATGCTATTAAATGAACAAGACATGAATGAAGTAGAAATGATAAAGAAAAGTGTTGGATGGGGGCAGCCTACCATCAAAAATAAAATAAAGAATATAAAAAATTAATCATTTTTTGAACTATGCATACACCATTGTGCAATACCCTGCAAGAGTGAATCCGCTAAATCATCTTTCTTAGGATGAGATGTAAAATATTTTTTCCAATCTTCCATATCTTTTAATATTTCCGTAACAATCGCTATGGAATCATTTTTCCTTTTCTTATAAGCTTGATACTCACTTAAATTTAACATTGGTGTCTCACTAGATTCTTCTCCCATTGTTTCTTCTACACTTTCCACAACTTCACTCATATCATTTTCGACCTCTTTTTTCTTCTTATCTTTTTTATTTACTTTTTCAACTGGTTGGGTAAAATTTGGATTATTTTTTTTGACTAATTCCTCAACTATTGCAGTTGGATTAAGCTTTTTAGTAGCGGAGAACAATGAAATGCGATCTAAATTTTCTATAACACCATTTTTACCACTCATAAAAAAGAAACTATAAATAAACATCTGTATTGATTTCATTCGAGGATTTTTCAACGCAGGTTGATTCTCAATAACTACTTCATTTATATGCTCAATACCCAATCCACCTAATCCATCATATAATTTATTATACAATTTTGTATCATCCTCTCTCATGTAATCCGCAATTTTAATTAAATGTTCACTCGTGTCCTTAGAAAACGATTTTGCACACTTATTACAAAAACCTGCTATTTTTACATTTTCAATAGAAATTTTATTTACGACATTTCCTGCTGTTTCTGGAGTGATTATTTTAGAAAAAAATTTTCTACTCTTTTCTCCACACCTACACCTTAGATATCTCAACTCATAAGGAAAATATTCAAATCCAATTTTTTCAGGATTTTGATTTATATTATTACAACCAGTTTTTAATGATGTATAATAATCCTTTTCATAATTTTTTGAATGCATCCTGCATAATTCAATTCTTTTTCCATCTTTAATAACCCAACAATTGGAAGCCTTTCCACAAACATTTCCTTTTTTCTCCATTCCTTGACATTTCTTTTCATTTTGCTCAGGAACCCAAAGATCAGACTTTAAATTTAATAAACCCCAATTTTGTATATTTTCAAATTTTTTGGTTTCTTTATTAAAATTTATTATGCAATAAGCTAAATTTTTTATTCCAACATCGAATGAAATTATGCGATAAAAGTTATCCATTATTAATTTTTATAAAATAAAATCTTTAAGCTTACGAAAATTAGAAAACCACTTAAAGATAATTTTATTAATAATTTTAAAAATGGTTAAGGATACTTCTCTTTATGATATACTCGAAATCTCCCCAGATGCGAGTGACAGTGATATAGTTAAAGCCTATAAAAAGATGGCTTTTAAATATCTTCCAGGAGGAGATGATAGTTCTAATGAAGAGTCATTTAAGAAGATATCAGATGCCTGTTACGTATTATCAAATTTGGAGAGAAGACAAGATTATGACGAAAATGGTATTTATGAAATAGACGATTACAATCCAGTTGACTTTTTTATGAGCATTGGAGCAAAGGAATTTAGTTCAGGTATGTTACCAAATATTTCAAACATCCAATCAAATCAATTAAAGGCACCACCACTAAGAATCCCAGTTTCTCTTTCTCTTGAAGAATCATTTTTTGGAGCTAAGAAAAAAGTTGTTTTCAAAAGAATGATTGGAGATTCCACCGTAGATTATGGTAGTGAACCACCCCCTCCTGATAAATTGGTTCCTCAAAATGACGAACTTGAAATAGATATTCCTAAGGGATCTGCACCTGGTTCCACGATTGTTTTTCAAGATAAAGGACATGATATTCCAAACGTAGGAAAGAGCGATCTAATATGTGTTTTAGTTGATGAAGATGAATATAATTTTAATATCAAGGATCAATTAGAAAAGAAGGGTGTTCTTGATGGCACTGAATTGGAAGATGAAGATGATGAACAAGATGATGAAGATGATGCCGATGACGATGAACAAGATGAAGATGAAGATGACGAACAAGATGATGACGAAGATGAGGAAAAAGATGACGATGATGAACAAGATGATGACGAAGATGACGAAGATGATGACGAAGATGATGACGAAGATGAAGATGACGAAGATGAAGATTTGGAAGATGGAGAAGATGATTATGTTGATGATGAAGATTCAATGTCGTCGGTTTCATCCGTAGAAGAGGATGGTAAATATAAATTTACAAGAGGAGAAAATAATGAATTAGATCTAACTTTAAAAATTAATTTGAAGGAACTTTACTGTGGTGTTGAAAGAAGTGTTAAATATTTTGGTGGGAAAAATATAAATATCGGACATTATGATAAGATTGATCCTGATCAACTCTATTGTATTCCTGGTTTAGGAATTAATGGTGCAGATATGAATGTCCGTTTTCATTTGAAAATGCCAAGAAAAATTCCTGATGAACATAAACAAGAATTCATAGCTGTTATGGATAAGATTTGCAAGAATCGTAACACAACAGATTTCTCGAAATTGGAATCGAACGATATAAAATCACTCATTTTGAAGGATCAAGAATTAGATGATGATTATGATGACGAAGATAACAACAATTATGGAAATCAAGTTCAATGCCCACACCAATAAAATAATTTCTTAATATTATTAATGAATCAATTATTGAAAAATTCATTAGTAATTTTATTTTTTTTAGTTTTGTTAGCATTAATGCTAAAAGAATCTCAAAAAGAATACTTTAATGATTTCAAAGTATCAAAAATAGGAAAAATTAGTGAAATATTTCCTAAAAAATCAAAAGGAATAAAATCAAAATACCCTGTTGATAGGGGACCACCTACTCCTATTGCTAAAGATAAAATAGAAGATATTCAATTAGTTGATCCAGATATTATTGACTATTTGAATCGTTAATCTTCACAATCATCTCTAAAGAAATTATTGTTGTTCATTGAATTCGCAATTAATGCCTCAAAAATTTTAGATAACTCTCCACCGCCATTTTGATTATTCTCATTCTCATTCTCATTCTCATCATCTTCTCCAAAAGGATGATAATCTACTTCATAAACACGAACCTTTTTCCTATTAGCTCCTCCATCTTTGTCATCACCCATAACGGAAAGAAGTTTTATTGGACTTCTACTATTAATCTCTAATACACCAATTTCACTTTGATTTTTCAAATATTCTCCAATAGAATCGCATATCTTAATTTTTTTTAAATAAGCTTCTATTTTCTTTCCCCTACAAGAAAAAACAATAGAATCACCTTCATTTAATTTACTAAAAAATTTCTTCTCATCTATCATACCACTTGCATTCTTATTCTTTTTTATTCTATTAAAAGTTATTTCATCCAATTCAGCAAAAATAGTTTTTCCCATATTTGTATAGTAATAAAATAAATATCTTTTAAGTTAATTTATTTTTAATGACATATATTCTTCCAATGTATTCTTCTTATGTATAAGTGGTTTTTCTCTCTTTAATCTTAAATCACTCATAGATGATCTACTGTCATTACAACTAAATCTACTCTCACTATTTAGGATTTGTGCCTTTTGACGATGCACATTAACATAATGAGCAATCTCTGCTTGTGGATACATACAAGAAAGTGGTGGGTATAAAATACTGTATTGACTATCGAGAATATAAAAATTCTCACGGAATTTTTCAATTGGCAATGGTCCTCCAAATTTTTTCAATAAATTTCTATCCTCTGCAAGCTTTATTTTAATTGAATGCATTTTCTTATCGATTTCGCTTACTTCATTATTTTTTAATTTTTCATTTTCAACTTCACTAGTAATCATACTGGCTAATAAGCACAATAAGGAATAATACTCCCATTTTTTGAAATTATATCTTATATCAAAACCAGAAAAAATATATGCAGCAGCAC